CGCTGCCCGTTCCGTCGACGCCCAGCAGCATGGCGAGAACAGCGGCGGGCGTGAACTCGCTCGAATTGAGATAGCCGCCACCGAAGAGCACGGCAGGATTCTCGCCTTCGCCGGGCGTATGTCCGGGCGGCAGTTCCGCACTGGCAACGTGTGCGGCGCGCGTGATGTAGAACGTCGCGAAATGGAGAAAGGCGTCGCCGATCTCGTACGCCATGCCTGGCGCCCAGTCGCCACGCCAGCGCAGGATCTGAAACGGATTGGCCCCCTCGTCGGGATCGACGCCAGGCGGCAACGCAGAATCCGACGTGTGCCCGACGATGCTGATATAGATCAGCCCGCCATAGACAACCGACTCGCCAGCCACATAGTCCTCGTCGGCCACCCAGTCACCACGGGACCACGCCGACCTGATTGCAATCGCCGTGTAGACGAGGCCCTCGACAGCGCGGAGCACCTTGCTGTTGTCGCCGGGGTCGATACTCGCAATACCGGCAGCGGCTAGCAAGGCGCGCAGATTGCCGACAAGCTCGTTCGCGAACGTCTCATCGACGCGCGTGCCGTCGTCGGCGCCGGGCTGCGACTCGTTCCTGGCCCAAGGAAAGCGACCAGTGGCCGTGGAAGGCGGCCGTGCCGCAACGCCGTTGCGGCCGAATGAGAAGGCGTTCATGAGGAGGAGCTCGTCAGTGGCTGCGCTTCAGGCCGTAGACCGTCACCAGACCCGCTGTGAACGAGTCGAGCGTGAAAGAGCTGAACACGTTGGCATCGGCATTCTTCCGCGCCTGCACCCGCACCTTGTTCACCGGGGTGGACTTCTGGGCGCCGACATGGACGATCGGCGTCGGCGTGAGGAACCTCTGCACGAGCGGATCAGCGTACGAGGCTTCGGATGAGGCATTCGTCAGCTGGAAGTACGGCGCCGACAGATTACGGTGCAGGATCGCGCGGTTATTGAGGCTCGACAGAAAGTAGTAGCTCTCGCCGTTGGCCTCGAAGATGACCTGGCCATCGCCCTCATCGCCGGGGCGGTACGCGTGCTCCGTCAGAGTGGCCTCGTTGTTGAGCAACAGAACGGCGAGGCGCTGCTGGCCACCGGAGTACGTCGCAAAGGCAAGCCCCTCGACCATCACGCGCAGTTCGATGTAACGGTCGGCGGTAATGCTGAAGTCGATGGTGCCGATCGGCGAACTCACGCTGTGCTGGCCAGCGATCTCCCATAGCCCGCCACGGATGTTCTCGACTTTGACCTTGCGAAGCTGCCGGCCCGGATTCCGCTGGAGCATGAGCCAGTCGACGAGCGCCGGCGACGTCACTTCGTCGAGCTCGTCGATCGCCACCCCGGCTGGCACGTCGGCGCTCGCGCCATTGCGGAGCATGATCGACCAGCCAGGGATCGGAGCGAGACGGAAGGTCGCCTCGTTCGCGCCTGACACGACCGCGATGCCGGCGTCCGCCATCAGCGAGCGGAACTGATGCACCGACCCGGAGATGCCCTTGTAGACCGGAACGCCGGAGCCGAGGCTCTGCAGCGTCACGGACGAGCCCGCCGCACCGGTGATCACGACAGTGTCGCCGACGACCTGCACCGTCACGGTCCCAGCGCCGACAATCGAGCGGAGCTCGTGCTGCCACTCGGGCATCTTCTCGCCCTTGTGGAGCGCCGCACCGCCGCCAACGTTCACGATCGGTCGATGCGCGCGCTTGATGGCATCCAGCAGGCTGTCGCCATTCGTCTCGTTGAGCGGGATGCCCATGCCGACAACCGCACGGCGGACCTGCAGCATCATGCGATTGGCCCACTGAGCCATCCAGCGCGTGCCGTCGGGTGTCACGCCGTCCGAGCAATCGACGAACCACGAGAACTGGCTGCCGGCCGAGTCGCCGAAGTCCGGCGTCTCATAGCTCTCGTTGACGCCGGTGCCGAACGGACCGACTAGATTCTGACCAGGCATCCGCCCTCGCCCTCTGGTTAGTCGCCGGGGATCTCATAGACAGCCAGCACGTGCGCCGGCTTGATACGCTCGATGAGACACACGAGCGCCGCCGCCCCCGCATCGGAGCAGGCATTGCAGCCAGAAATCATCATGCCGGCACGGTTCTGCCGCGATGGCCCGGCATACGCCGGGCTACCCTCGGCGTGGATCGTCACGGTGATCTCGTTGTGCGTCGAGGAGCACGAGATCAACCAGCCGCGCTGCCACGCCACCGCGCGCAGGTAAGCGCACGTCGCACCACCGATCGCGATCGTCTTCTCGCAGAGGGCCGTGTAAGGCAGGCACTCGTCGGGGAAGCCCCACTCGGCCGCCCACTCGGGGAACATATCCTTCACGCTGAGACAGAACATCTCGTCGAGCAGCGCGCACGCGCGCTGGTGCAGATGCTCGAGAACCTCCGCGAAGGCCGCCCAATACTGCTCCATCGGCGTCAGCGCTGGCACGGTTGCCTCGGCGCCGATACCGGTCGAGCCGATCTCATACGTGCCGTGCTGCGCGGTCTCGCCACCGGTCACGAAGGCCTGTGCCGCATCGTGCGTCTGCCAAGCCCGGCCGGGCGGGAGGATGCCTTTCAACTGGCGAAAGAGATCCCACTTCCGCGGACAGAAGAATGCGAGCGACGATGGTGCACAGATCATGTGAACGTCACCGTGCCAAGGACCGGGATCTCGCCATCCTCCAGATCGAGGTCCTCATCCGGGAGCGTCAGCGAATGACTGTCCTCGCCCGACGCAACGCTGATGGCTTCCCAGATCTTCGAGATCCGCAACGTGAATGGATCGGTCAGCGTCGAGACCTTCATCGCGCGGCGGAACAGATCCGCGAGCTCTGCCTTTACCGCTTCGCGCACGTCCTGCGTATCCGGCTGCAGGTTGTCGATGGTGATGTTGACCGATACCGGCGTCGGCGCGTCGACGGCGAGAATGGCCCCGGCCGGGCGCACCGAGTCGAGATGCGACTCCATTGCGGTGACGTCGGCGCCCTGCGGAATGCCGTTGGCGTACGTGTCGTCCATCAGAAACCAGATGCCGATGGTCGTCCGCTCGTTGAGCGCGTTCACCGGATCGACGAACACCCGCGTCACGCCGGGGCGCTCGCGGGCCCAGATCACGTAGTCATGCGCCGCGCCACCATGCGGCGGCATCCGCTTGCGGAAGAGCACACGCTCGCGCAGGGCCGCATCGTTCTCGATGTCGGCACCGCCGCCGATCCCCAGCGCGCCCGCTGTTGCCTGCGGGGAAAGCTGGTCGATGGCCTGAGCCGTGGTCAGCGTGACACCGGGGCGCGTGTTGCCACCCTTCCCAGCTACGCGCGCGCGGACTCGGACACGGGCCTCGCCGGTGCCGAACGTGTTGGACGAGGAGAGCGTCTCAAACTCGACGCCGTCGGCACGCGTGAGCAGAAGCCCGGCCGGGATCGCGATGTTGTTGTCGCCCGAGAAGACCACCTCGCCCTCGGCCTCGCTCGCCGGCAGGCGGCCCATGCCGTACTCGGCGGCGTGGCGCTCGAGGAAGACGCTGTCCGCCGTCTGCACGAGAATCTGGCGCTTGATGTACTCGAGGAACCCGAAGGCCTCCCAGACGGCGCCGGCGATCACCTTCGCGCTCACAGCGACGTTGTTCGGCCAAAGCGCGGCATCCGAGCCCTTGAGGTTGGCCCGAAAGGCGCCGGCCGTCCGCTCGGCGAGCTGACGGAGCGTCGGAAGATCGTAGGGCATCAGGCCACCAGTCCCTGCTCGCCGAAGTTCATCGGCGCGTTGTGCGCCGCCTGTGCCCACACCACGCCGAACTGCCGCTGATAGACCCGCGATCCGTCGATTCCGAAGTGCGCCACCTCGATTAGGATGACCGAGCGCACCCTGTCGAGCGTCGCCACCACTGTGGTCTCCGAGACCGCACCCTGCTTGCGCAGAACATCGAGCGCCTCGATCGCGTAGTCCTCGGCAAGCCGGCGCGTCCGCTCGTCGAGCCGACCGCGCGCCAGCAGCCAGAGCCGGCTGCCGAGCGGATGATCCGGCTCGCCATCGAGGCGGATGGAGTCGCCCCACCAGCCGCGCCGGTTGCCGTCGTCGTTCGGCAGAATGTCGGAGGCCTCCGCGCGGCGATCGCTGAAGAGTTGCAGCAGCGTCGCCGTGTGCAGCGCCGCCTCGGCGCGCAGACCGCCGCGCGACTCCGGCTGATCCCCAGCGCCGGCCATCATCCAATCGCCATAGCCGCCGGCGGCATCGAGACGCTGCACCCACACCGTATCCCAGGCGAGCAGCGGCTCCGGCTCGCAGCCCTCGGCGTCGCGGAAGCGGATATCGGCCACGTCAGTCGATCTCCGTCTTGGTCGCCGAGGCGATCATGCTGGCGCCGCACGAGGCCAGGTCGCCGTGGCGGACGACACGCCGACCGTTGGCGAGGAACTTCTCCGAACCCTGCGCGATCTGGTTCGCGCCGTGCTCAGGGCAGTTGTATGTGTCATCGACGCGCGCCACTTCGGCGCCTTCGGCGAAGAAGTTCGGCGAGCCGGTCGTGATCGTGCCGCCGTGGCTGCCGGTGTCGCCTCTGCGCACGATCAGCGGCATGTCCAAAACCGGTGCAAATTATGCAGATCCTATGCAGGCGGGTTGATGTGAACGATCCCGCCAGCAGCGGACTTGATGATAGTGTTCCCGTCCTTGTCCATTTCGAGCTTCTGCCCGGGCGTGGCGTACATCACCGCCTCGCCTTCCTGCCGCTCCTTCGGACGGTCGTCGGGATGCTCTAGTCCCATAAGGATGGCCTGATCCGGTCGACCGTTGGCGAGAAAGGCATAGCCGACCGCGCCAACCTTCGGCACCGACGTCAGCCCGTGCCCCTGTCCGCGATACGGCAGCTCGAAATACTCGTCGGCGAGCCCCATGACGGTCACCTTCTGGACGCCGTCGCGGTCGTCGACCTTCACCACCTCAACGCGGCGAACCACCGATGAGAAATCGTCGTCGTACCTCATGCCTCGAATTCCGCGAGGATATGTGCCTTCAGCTTCTCGAGCATCAGGACGATGCGGCCACCATCCTCGATGGAGGATGAGAAGTATACTTCCCCGTCTTGCGTCCTACCGATCAACACGACGGTTGCGAGATCCTCCGCAAGCGCAGCCTCCAGGACAGCTTGCGGTGCAATCTCACCGAAGCTCAAGCCGGTAAAGGCGACAACGTTGCTCACGAATCCCCCTCGCCCTGCCAGCCGTCGGCGTCCCACTCCTGGTTGCCCCAAGCGGGATCGGTGCCCTTGCCGTTCTGCCCCTGGCCCTGGTAGGCGCGCGGATCGACGATCGCGAGCCGTGCCGTCGTGCCGTTGCGATCGTCCTGTTCGAAGCTCACGTTCTCGATGAGCATGTCCTGCTCGAGATGCAGGAGGCGCGGGCCGTGGACGAACACGAGCGTGTTCGGCGTCCAGAGCACCCCACCGGCATCGCGCCAGCCCTGAACCGTGATCGTCGACGACTTACCCTTGCCGGCTGAGCGGTTCTTCTCATGCCGCGCACGACGCCGAGCCCGACCGCGATCGGTGTCCGTCTCGTTCACGATCATGCGGTTGCGGAACCGCCGCACCGAGCGATCGAATTCCTTCTCCTTGATGCGCAGCGCCTCGGCATTCGTGCCGTGCCGGTTCTGGCCCTTCACCGTGTACTCGCCGAAGCGGTCCTGATCGTCGAGAGAAACGGACCATGCGAGGATATTCTCGCCCTCGACGAGCGGGCCGCCCGCGCGGCCGGCAACGCTCGCATCCGTGATCGACATCGAACCATCCGGCTCGCCCATGATCGTCGCCCCGGTCGGCCGCAGATGGCGCTCGAGGCATCGGAAGC